TCGTCGACCATCATGGCATGACCGAGTGCCGGGCCGACAGTGGCGACGGAGATGCCTTCAAATTTGAGCGCGTCCATACTCGGACGCTCTCATGTCAAGCAGTCGGCTTTTCGGTCTTTTTGCGGCGGTAGAGGCGCTTGCGCTTTTTTGGCAGTTTCAGTTCGACGTTATCTTCAACTGAATCCTCCCTGTCGTCTGAATCGTTTGGGTCGGAATCGTCATCGACAACAACAACCGGCGGCGCGATTTGTGGTTCCTGCGCTGGTTGCGGCTGATCTGTTCCAATGTTTACGCCGAGTGATGCGGCAAACTGGCGTTCGGCAGCGATTTCGGCGACGGCCTCTTTCCAGTCGATGCCCTGCTCGCCAAAGAAATCCGAGAGCGTCATCAGCCCAGCCTTAACATCATCCCGGCGTGCGGCGGCCTCGCGGCCCACGTCCACCGTAATGGAGCGCGGAGTCTGCCAACCGACGTTGCGCCAGTTTGGGTTCATGGGCAGTTCGCGGCGGCGCATGGCGTTGGCGATGGCGTAGGCCCAAAGCTTATTGAGGAAAGAGTTAATGAGCACATCCTGGCGACCGGCAAAGCAGCGCGCGGCCTTCTGGATAATGAAACGCTGCGCCACGCCGCCAACGGCCGACGTATCCCAGACAAACTCATACGGAAGCCCGAGGCCGATGGCCGCCGCGCGGATGTATTGCTCGAGGTGCTTGTCGAGCTTCTCGTTCGGGCGGTTCATCTGGAAGCTCTGCAAGTCTTCCGTGGTCTTCAGACGCGGGACCAAACCGCCACCAAACATGGACTCGCGGGTCAGGTTGCCGTTGCTGTCTTTGCTTAGATCGCCAAAGAACCCTTCGGCACCGATCGTGCCGGTGTTGTTTTTGATGACGAGGCCGATGCTGCTGCCTGCCTTGGCCGCCATCATCTCGAAGCGCAAAAGCTCGTCGCGGTCCAAGATGGAGTTAAGCGCCACACCGACGGCTGGATAGCCGCGCACCTGATCCGCGCGCTCGGGCTCGAAGACGTGGAGCATGGCCTCGGCTTTGATCTCCCTATGCCGGCGGGGGTATTCGTCCCCTTCCCCGATGAAGTAACTGAGCGGGCGCTGGAACTTGTCAAGCTTCACGCCATCCACCACGCCGCCGTTGTTGGCCGCGGTGTCGGGCGACTCGATGCGGTGGGCTTCGACAATCTGGACGGCGGGAGCGCCGTCTTGCCGGGCGGTCAGGATGGCAAAGATTTCGCCGTCGCGGTCGATCGCCTCCGAGACCAACATTTGCAGGCCGCGCATATCGTGGCGGCCACTGATCTCGGGCTGCCGCGACCAGTTTTCCCACCATGCCTCGGCCGCATCGTCCCACTCCTGATCCCCGGTCATGGCCTGCGGACGGATGCCGATGCCCGAGCCGACAGAATACAGGGCTTTATCCCTGACAGCCCCGCGCACAATGGCGTTGTTGTAAAAGCATTTGCGGCTTAACGCCATCAGGCGGGTGCGGTCATAGGAGGAAAGATCGACTTTGCTATCCTGCGCCTGCGCGTAGACCCAGCCGCGCTCCTCGCTGCGGTGGTTCACGGCGTCGATCATGCGCGAAAAGCCAAAGCGCGCGGCGATACGGTCAACAAATGTGGTCGGTTTAGCCATTAGGTGCGGGTCGGGAAGCGGATTTGCGTGACGCGGGTATTGCCAACCGTGCCGGCATTGATCGCCAGCGCCGTCTCAATGAGCCCGAGCATATCCCAAGCGTTGTAAGTTTGCTGAAGCGTGACGGATCGGCCGCCCACGCTGCTTGACACAACGAATGCTTGCGAAGCCCCGCCGGCAAGAATCTGCGCCTTGCAGCTTGCTTTGAGTTGGGACAATTCGCTGGCCGTGAAAACGGAGGCCAGCATCGAGGCGTCGGTCATGCCCTCGGTCCTTGTGTCAAGCAGCCGCGTTGGTCGCCTTGAACTGCGCCATGATGGAGTCGATCAGAACCAGCGCCATCTTTTCGCAGTCGGCCAAGTGGTTCGGCCCGAGGCGCTGCCACTTGGATTCGCCGTCTTTCTCGATGAGCGCCTCGCCCTGCAACTGGCCGACGTAATCCTTGGCAATGTCCCGGGGCAGATACCACCGGCCCCGCCCGTCCCGCAGGATGTCGTGATAAAGCCTGGCCTGCCAGAAGTGCGCGTCGAATTGCACGGCCCACAGCACCGCGCCGGCCGACACGATTTGCTGGAACTTGTAGGGCTCGCGCAATCCCTGGCTCACGGTGCGCCCTTTGGCCGCGACAAACAGCCCGCCCGACTTGGCAACGAAATCATAGACACCCGCAGGGGTCTTGGCCGCGTAGCCCGCGTCCACAATCCCCCGATAGCACTTGTAGTGCTTGAATTTGTCCATGATGCCGTCCCATCCAACCATTGCCCCGTAGTCGAGAAGGTAGCTGCTGCCGTCTTCGTGCAGTTCGCGCACGATCCACCACATCTCAGTCTGCTGAACGTCGATAGACATGAGCCGCCCGATCACCTTGCCTTCGGGCGCGGCCCCCATCGTGTAGCGTGGCGAGGCGTCCACGCGGTCACGGATCATGGCCGTCGTGATGAGCGCCCCCTGCGGCTTCCACGGTTCGGCCATCTCGCGGTTTAAGAAATCCTGCAACCCGCCCGGGGCTTCGTAGTCCTGCAAATACTTCACGGCCAGATCAGGCCACGAGCGCCACGGCGAATAAAGCGAGGAAAGGTGATAGCTGCGGCGGCCGGCCTCGGCAGCAAACTCCGTTGCGCGCCACTCGCCGCGTTCGAGCCACGTCTTTTTGTCGGCGTTCTCGTGGAGATGCCCGCACTTGGGGCAGGCATAGCGTGTAGTCTCGGCCACCCGCGCCATGTTCCATATCCCGTTGTCCTGCTTGGCCTCGGCGTCCCATCGCACATTCTTCCACTCGAGGAACTGCCACTCACCACACCCGAGGCACGGCAGGAAATAGCGGCGCTGGTCTCCCTTCAGCCATTCGGTCCAGATCGCGCCGTCCTCATACGTTGGCGTCGAGGTGCAAACGATTAAATGGTTGGGGAATGTCGCCGTGCGCGCCTCGGCAAGTTGGATCGGGCTCGCCTCTTTGCCCGACTGCGCCGCGAATTTGTCCATCTCGTCCATCATCAGGAGCGCGATGGATCGGCTGGAAAGGTTGGCCGGGCTGTTCGACCCGACAAAATACACGCTCATCCCTTTGAAATGCTGCTCAAGGATGGTCAGATCGTCGGCGTTGTCGGGTTTGTGCGTCTTCAAAACGTCCGAGCTTTCGACCATCGGCAGCCAGCGCGACTTGCTGAACGACCGCGCCAGGTGCGTGGAAGGCATGACCCAGAGCGCGGGCGCGGGGTTTTGGTCGAGCCGATACCCCATGCCCGCAAGGATCGCTGTGGTTTTGGCCGTCTGGGCGCCCCAGACCAGCGCCATGCGCCGGATGGATTCGTTGCCAAAACACTCGAGCGGCTCGCGGATGTAGGGCGTCTCGCGCGTCCGATACGGCCCGTGCAAGTGCGCGGTGTTGCCGATCGTCAGATTGCCCTCGGCCCACTCGACCACGCCCTGCTTCGGCGGTGGTTGGGCTTTGCGGGCAATGGCGGCGCCGACATCGTCGGCCGTCAGGCGGCTTTTAATTTGTCCGAGAAAATCTGACACGCATCAGCCACCAGTTTGCCGGCCTCGGGGTAGTCCCGATGCAGGCGTTTAAGGCACGAATCAAACGCCGCATCAAAAGCGGACAGCACGGCCGACTTTTCCATGAGAGCACCGACGCGCTTTTGCCACTCGATGAACTCGAGCTCGGCGGCAGAGGCGTCCTTACAGGAAAGCGAATAGGCTTTTTGAAGCTCGCACGCCTCGCGGACCTGACCCTGTTCGGCGGCGCCCTGCCAAAGTGCGTAGTTTTTGCCGACCATCGCGTGCGCCTGCTCGACGCGGCCCGCGGCCGTGTTGTCTTCGGGCGATGCGGATGCAGACACTGACCGCCTGGCGCGGCGGTTTCCCGTTACGTTGGACTCATACCACGCGACGGCGTTCTCCAAGGTGTCCAGCGGACAGCCCTTCTTCTTCAGTTGGCTGACCCGCTGGATCGTGATGCCCTTGGCTTCGGCAAGTTGGCTGGCGACAGTCATGTGAGACTGCCGACCAAGTCAACTTAACTAAAGTTGAGCTTTCGGGCCTTTATTTTCGCCAGAATTAAGAGAGTCGCGAGCTCCT